CAATGCGGCTCCATCACCTATTGGCGATGTTGTAAGGAAAGCATTGTTTAGAACCGAAGCACCTTTAATTTGCTTGGTTTGTGCCATAGATCGTGCCAAAGCACGAGTGTATCTGGAAGCAAGACGATCATATAGATTATCTTCCACCGCTTCTTCTGTAATAGAGAAAGCAAGAGCAATTGTTTCCATTGTATAACGAGCAGTATATGTTTCCTGCGCGTCATCAAAGTTAATTGCACTACCTTCACTCTTAACAGGTGCAGTTCCAAAACCAGATAGCATCACTTCTTCCTCAAAAGCCCTGTCGGAACCTTCTGATTCAAAAATTTCTGCGGCTTCGTTCTCATACCTGTCATATTCCAACCCAAATAAGGCATTTAGGCCAGGTTCTAGTTCTTTGGCTAGTTGCGCTCTAGAAATAGTCATTGTCGGCCTCCTTAGTTAAGTCCGGTTGAGTCGGCAGTAGTTTGTGAATCAAAGCTACGTGTACCGGCGTTAAAGTGAGCATTTAACCGCACTATAAACGGGATACCCGCCGCAGTGTAGTCGCTATTTGCAATGTCATCTACAATTCCAACGATGCGTAGTGGTAACGTAGCAGTCACTGCTGCATTTGCCACACTCATTTGTGAAGTAGATGAACCCGTATCGGTAGATCCTGTACGGGCAGAAGTACCTAGATCCGTGTTAGCAAAAACAAGACCTTGAGCCGTTGCTCGATCTGTTGTGCTGGCATCGGAAGCTATTTGGAATAGCTGATTAGGGTTATCTGCAACATAAGCACGGACAGGATGATTTGTGTCTACGCTTACGCCGTTTGATCCAGGCCAGTAATTAATCCACACAGGCTTTTTTTGGACCGAATCGTGATATAACACACCAGTTAAAACACCTAGTGCTTGAGTTGTGCCACCGTTAGTAGCACCTGCCTGATCTATAAATCCTGTAGCTAATGGCACAACAATTTCACCATTAAAAATAGCATTAGTGTTGTTCGTAGCTATTTCATACTCAGTAATACCAGTAGAGTTAGCACCGCTTCCCACCAAACCAATAGGACGTAGACCATAGGCTGTTTCTTGATTTGCCATTAGTTCTTCTCCTTAAAAGGTCACTCTTTTCGAGGACCACCAAATTGTACACGCGTTTGTCGATCCGGTTTAGTGATCGACATTGAATTGTGGGCGTTTTCTCGCATAAGATCTTGATCAACTGCTTCTTGCAAGTCCGAAGCTCGGCCTTGATAGTATTCATTTCGTTCTTTCACAGTTTCAATCGGAATCTTTGCTAACAATAACCCACCAACCCCTATAACACCTTCATACTTACCTGAATCTATTACGGGAGCCTCGAAGTCCGGATGTTGGTCGGCACGAACTAATTCGTAGCCTTCTCTCAACCGTGCAGACACATTTTTAGTATCTGAAAAGCCTCGTGCTTCCGCTCTAATCCAACGGTGCTTATAACCGTCTTCAGCAGGTGGTGCATCTAAACTAGAGGAAGGGGCCCAAGGCTTTCGCTTTGAAGTTTTCTCTCTAGTGCTTGCTGCGCGAGGAGTATTAGTGCCCTCAAAACCTTTTTTAGTTGATGACATTTTATTCTCCTATTGTTTGACGTATTTCGCGTATTCGTCTAGTGGCACACCCAATTTTTTAGCAACTGCTACTTGGCTTGAGGTGAGTCTAACCTTCGTGCTCTTACTGCGTCCTTGTGTTGTACTGCGGTTACTTCTAGCAACAGTTTGGACGGGTCTTCTGCTGCTTCCGTTTGGTGCCCCTGTTTTATTGGGGAAGTTTTCTTTTAACCTATGATCTAACTCATCATAATAGTCATCGCTTCTGGGGTCAAACCCTTCTTCTTCGACCATCTTTTTGTGTATACCAAATGTCGCAAAAGTCATGGCTTCGTCTTTTCCAAACCAATCATTACGCGAAGCCCACTCTTCTGCTTTTGGATCAGGAGCCGGAGTTGCGGGAGCCGCTTGAGCCTGTTGCGGAGCTTGCTGCTGCTGCTGTTGAGCTTGAGCTTGCGCTTGTTGCGTTCTCATTTCCTGCTGTCGAGATGCTTTAGCATACTCATTGGCAGAAACCGCTAATTGGGCTATTTTGGTTTGCGCTTCTACCAAGGCATCCGGATTGTTTTCCAACATAGCCTTTTTTAAATCTTCTTGCGCTTGTATTTGCTCTGCTTTTATTCGACCGCCATGCTCGTTTAAATAGCCATGATCTAGCGTATTTACCCTTTGTTTTAGCTGATCTGCTTCGGCTTTTACACTTTGTGCATAATTTACAGCTTCTTGCTCTCGCCGCTCTGCCTCACGCATCTTCTTAGTAAGTTTACTAATGCGTTTTTTTACGCTTTCACTGTGCTCTGCGTGCTCATCGTCGTTGTTTTTTGCTTCAACTTTTTCTTCGACTACTTCAACTTCAGCTTGGACATCAACGTCAGATTCGTTCGTTTTGCTCGGTAGCTCTATTTCAGTCTCCTCGTAGCCCTCAAAATCAAGATCCACGTTTCCATCTTCTGCTTTATGCTCATTTTTCGACATGGCTTTAGTCCCCTATAGGCTTAGTATATCGTCAGGATTTTCGATAGTGGCTATGATCTCATCATCATTGATGATCCTAACCTCACCACCTTCAATCTTAAAACGAGTACCGCCATAACGCGGGAAAATAACCCAATCCTTTTCTTTACACCACGGACCTGAAGGAAACTTTTCAGTATCAGCATAGGCCAAAGGCCCCTGTTTAACCACATATCCAACGACAGTTTGTAGTTGGTCTTCTAAAATTGTTTGATCCGTGAGAAGAATGCCTCCCTCCGTTTTGCCTTTACCTCGATAAGGTAGCACTAGAATGCGCCAACCAGCCGGTTGTGGCATTCGTTCTACTGCGGAGAGGTCTAGCTTACTAGGATCTAACACACGCTCTTCGGGTGTAACGTAAGAGTTTTGTACACGTTCTTCGGCTGTAGGCACAGCGTCCGTTGTTGACTTCATACTTATTGCTCCTGTTTTTCTAGCAGGTTCGAGAGTTCCTGGTTGATGTAACTTAATGCCGACAATTGCCCCATGCAGTGTTGATACTGCTCCATGTTGCTGATGCCGCTTGCTTCTAAATGATTTAAAATAGATGCGTGTCTGTCTTTTATAGTACTTTGTACAAATTGCACCAAGCTTATTACGTCCATATCCACAATATACCCCATAAGTCCGATATTATTGCGTATAGTAATATACTTATGCTTTTTTGCGCACCTTTTTTTTACTTTTTCCCGCAGTATTTAACGCAATGGCTACCGCTTGCTTCTGCGGATACCCTTCACCACGGAGCTTTTTAACATTACCGCTTACTGTTTTTTTAGCACTACCTTTTTTTAAAGGCATAAGTATTTTTCCTCTAAGTCTACAAAAATAGGGGTTTGTTCTCCTACACAAGCCCCCGCAATATTAAACTCAAAATACTCCACAGCTTCTTCATAGGACATTTCTTCTGCAAGTATATTTATACACTTGTCTTTGTCGTAGACAGCAACGTTAGGTTGGCCCCAACGTTCTCCCGTACCTATAAAAGCCGCATCAAGACCGTCAGCTAGTAAAAGACCTTGCTCGTCGTCATTAGCCGCCATTAATTAATAGTAAACTTACCACCACGAAGCATTGCACCCATGCCTCGACACGTTCCAGTGGTTACTGTGCCTTTAGCCGTGTTTGGCGTAGGTACTTCCTTGTAGTCACCAAAGGGCACGCTGCCTTGGCTTTGAATTACTTCTTTATTTGACGCTTTGGGTGGATTTGGAGGCGTAGAGCCGTTCGTTCGTACTGTTCGCTTCATGGTGTTTCTCCTTCTTTTTGACGTAGTCTCATGTCTTCGCGCTTATTTGACGCATTTATTCGTGCTGCCGTCTGATTTTCCTGCGATTCTAGCCTATCATCAAACTGACGGCTTCTTTCACTAAGTTTTTGCTCTTCTAATCCAAACTTAGCTTGATCATTGGCAATATCGGCCATCGTTTTTTGTTCTTTTATGCCTAATTCTTGCTCTTTAAGCGCAACAAGAGGATCAGGGCCCTCTGCTTGACCTTGACCCATTATATTTTGGCTCATCATACGCACTTCGGCAATTTTATCCGCAATAACCTGCGATATTTGCGCTTCAATGCTTATAACTTACGCTTCTGTAGGCTCTTGGCCTTGGTTTTGTTGCATAAATTGCGTCATTACCTGCTCTTGAGCCATCAATTTTACGTGTTCCATAATGTGTTTCTGCAATGCCACCGCTACAGGGGGCGATGCTTGCACCACACCAGAAGCCATAAACACTAAATGCGCCGCAATATGCGCTTCATGGTTCTGCCCTTCAAAAGCTTTGAGATCAACGCCATCTAAAGCATCTACATTCTCTTGCGCAGGGTCTTTAGGCGTCGGAGCGTCTAGTTCTGGGGCATTCAAGATGCTATCTATGTCCCTTACACCTAATGCTTCATACATTCGACGATACGCTTCTGGCAAATTATGTAGATCAGGGGCTTGAGCCGCCAATTCTAGCTGACTTTGCGCCAAAGCAATGCGCTGTGCTTGCGAAAAGATATTAGGATTAGATACCGGCACAACATCAATTCGATCATCAAAGTCTTGCGCCATAATCTGAGGTGTTGCACCAGCCACATCATACGGGTATTCCTGCGGCAAGAACTCATGCATCACTCGAGCAAGGATCTTGAACTCTTTGCGCATGGCATAATGCAAACGTTTATGAATAGCACTCATCACTCGAGCACCTTGCTCAAGCATAGCAACTGTAGTGCCTACCGCTGCGTTTTGATTGCCATCTCCCACCTTCATATCCGTAATCGTTGCAAATCGCTGTGCGGCATCAACCACAAACCCTAACAGTTGGAACAACACGGTATCAGGGCCTTTGAAAGGTAAAGGCATTAAGCTGTCTCGGATGGCCCCTCCTGGAGCATCTACATCTCTAAACTCACCAGGCTGCAACGGATCGGCATCATCCCTTACTCTTAGGCCACGCGCTTTAAATCCTGCGGGAAGATTAGACAAAGTTCCTGCATCTATCAGTTGCCTCAACGAAGCCGTTGCCGTAGTGGCTAATCCGCCAATAGTGTCAATAAGCCCTAGTCCGTAAAAGCCAAATCCAGGCAAAAACTTGTAATGAATAAAATACTCTATCTTTAAGAAATCTTCAGCATCTTCTAAATAATTTCGACGAATAGACAAAATAGTGCTCATGTCTTCGCAAATAGTGACGATATACGGCAGTTTTATACCCGTCGCTTCGCCTTCTTCATCCTTATGCTCAAAGCCGTCTAAGTCTAGTTCCACATGGAACTCAAGAATAGTGGTGTCATAGTTGCCTTGAGACGGTGCGACACCTTCAATCTTGTTCATCTCTTTTCTTACTTCGTCTGGCGTGGCACTATTTGGTATAATGTCTACATCTCGATAGAACCCTGCAACCTGCTGCTTACGCAAGTCGTTTACGCTCATATCAATCCGATGCGTGATAATAGGACACGTTTCTAAATTAGACGTTTCATACGGCACAACCAAATCAGTCGCTTGTATAAACGTTGAAACCGGTCGATCCAACGCGGCGTCATAATACACTTTCTTAAACGCCGATCCGGCAAGAGGGAGGTAATACAGCATCTGATCGAACTCAGGCGTGTACTCCTGCATCACATTCATCAAGTAGTAATTCATAAACTCTTTGACA